GCGCGGGTGGCGATGTGCTGCCAGTGGTCTGCAACCGCTTGGTGGACGGGTTGTATCTGCGCCCACTCCTGCACCAGCTCCGGCGGTGGGGTGATGGGGTGGTCAGTCACTTGTCCAGCTCCTTAACAAGTTTCTTCATGGCCTTGAACTCTCCCCACGAAAGCCTGATGGCCTGTTCAGCGTGACTGCTCAGGTGAGCATCAAAGCCTTCACCGTTGTGCCACAGAGACACTTCGATGAAGTCATCGGGCTTGGCTAGGTGATCGAACTCGCGCAGGGATGCGAATGCAGCGTCGAGTTTGTAGCGGGTGATGTTAATCATTGGTCTTCTGTTCTCCAAACGTGTTAAGTACATGGCGGGCGAAGGCCGCGGCGACCACTGTCGCCTGGCTATTGGGCGTAGTGCCATAGCTGTCCTTCCACCAGTCTCGATACAGCTGACACAGCTGCAGCTCAGTCGGTCCTTGGGTCATTGGTTTGTTGTAGTTGGATGGGTGATGACCCGGAGATCAGGTCCTTTTCAGATTCAGGTGTCCACTTATTGGCCAGCTGCCTGATGTCAGCAGACAGGTCGACGTGTCCGTCAGCAGCAAGGCGTGCCGCTGCCTGAATCAACAGTTGGTGTGGTGCTCTCATGTCTGGCGGTCACAAGGATGAAGGCAATGACGGAGGCAATGACCAGGCCCGTGACACATCTATATATGCAGGGCCTGTCCACCCCCCCCCCACCCCAGGCCGGGGCCCGGGCGGCAGCGGGTGGGGTGGGCCCCAGCGATGGGGCCCTGGTGTTGGTCAACCCATACCCGACATGTCGGGGAAGGTGTACGTCTCCTGGTATGGAGGGACGGTGCTGATCTCAAACCAAGGGCAGGCGTAATCAAACCAGCTGGGGTGCCGATTGAACTCAGCCTTAAGGCGGTTGACGTGAGCCATCGCTCCCGCCTTGGTGCTGTGGCTGTCAATGAAATCAACGGTGCCCTGGTCGTGGGCGTAGATGAAGTGCGTCATGGTTTGGTTCTCTGTGGTGGGTGGGCATGAGTGGCGCCAGCGTGGCCGCCCAGAGGGCAGCCATCACCAGCGCAGTCAGGACGACGTGGCCGGGCCTCACTGTTGCGGGGCCCGGTGCGTCGGTTGCGTGCCGGTATTGGTCACCGGCTGAAGGGCCAGCTCTTGCATGGCAAGGGCCCATAGAAAGGACGACGCCAGCACAGCGGCCAGCGTCGGCAGTGAACGGCTCAGCATCGGCTCAACCCTCCCCGTAGTAGAAGAGGCCGGCAAACCAGCGGAGGGCGTTGGCTTCGTACTCGTGCTGGCTAAACATCCGGGTCCAAGGCGTGCCCCAGTCCTGAATCTCAAGCCAGCAACAAGATGGTTCACCGTGGTTGAGTTCGCCCTTGATCCGCAAGGCAGGGCCGCCGGTGCTGAGCAGCACCCGGAACTCCTCAGGGTCTAGGGATGCACCATCGCCGGGGCCCTTCCACCCCTCTCTGATTTCAACGCTCAACGGTGCCTCCCGCATCGCATCCTCAATCCATTCGGTCACCACGTCGTGATTGGTGCCGTCGTAACCGTGCTCTCGCAGGCAAGCCCTGGCCTCCCTCGAGAGGTCACAGCCGGCCTGGCTCAGGGTGTGGAACCCTGAGGCGCAGAACTGGTGGGCCTCATAGGCCGCGGCGATGGATTCAATCCACCCCCTGCCGTTCTGCTCGGCCGGGCTGAGCTGTTCTGTCTTTTCTTTGGTTGTCATGGTTCGGAACGTGTAATGGGCTGCCGATAAAGGCAGCAGAGAAGGGAGCAAGCTCCCCTCAGTGCTGGCATCAGTCGGTTGTGAGGCTGCCGCCGGTTAACCGGTAAGCCTCGATCCCAAAGCGCCGGTCACCTTCAAGCTGGTTGGCCAGGTCAATGGCTTGGTGCTCGACCTTGGCCCATGCCCGGTACCGGTCCCAATAGAAGGACCGGGCCGACATGGGCAGGTCGGGGCTTTCATGCCTTGTCAGGTGCTCGTCTTGCATTGAGCGGCTGTGGTTGGCCGCTTGGATCAATGCCGCGTGCAAGAAACGCAGCTGCTCCTCTGTCAGGTCAATGGCGTACATCAGGCCCCCACCAGAAGGAGGGAAGCCAGCACGGCCACCAGGGCCCACAGGGCCATTTGCTGCTGTTGCAGCACATCTATCCGCTCCTGCTGCGTGTCGATCATCTCGACAGCAGCAGTCGCCAGCTCCTCCTTCGAGGAGCGCATCGTCACGTTCATTTGCCTAGGTGCGGGACCGGTCAAACCGTCAGCCCTGGCGGGCTGCCGCTTTGCCGGGTGGTGGGTACGCCTCCGGCCTTGGGGCTGGAAGCTCCCCCCACCCTATCCACCAGATCTGGTGATCTGTGGGCTGGTCAGACCCTCGGCGTTTCAATCGTCATATCTCTTCACGTCCTGGGGTTGGTTGGGGTTTGCCGTGGTTGGACCCTGGCTTAGTTCAGGCACAGGGCGGCTCACGACTCAATCAATAGAGCCCAGGCCGCCCCAGCCCAGCCCCTGCCACCCCACCTGCCGGTGGCCACCAGGGCGACGCCCTGTCCAGCCCTGCGCACCTGCCTTTGCCACAGGTACGCAGGCCCACCAGACCCCTTGGTACAACTGGTGTCCACTGGGGCAGGCCCTGTCCATTGGACAAGCAGGCACCCCCTGGGGCCTCTGTAGGGGCCCGACAGGCACCCCCTAGGGGGGTAGTGGCCGGGGACGCTATAGGCGTAAGCCCCTGGGATTTTCCCGGCAAAAAAGCCCCTGAGATTTTCGGATCAGAAAAGTTGACCTGGGTCAAAGCCCCTCGCATTTTCCGGATCAAAAGCGAGCCGTCTCAAGTACGACGCAGGTGTGATGGGGATGGCCTTAGGTGAACCCTCTTAAGCCCCGTGACGGGGTGAGGGAGGGGCCAACTGGCTGCTGGCTGTTGGCTGTTAGACGACCGGCGGCAGCCGTCTTATGGCTGCTGGCTGTTATCCACAGGGAGTGGGGAAGTTTGGTTCGTTGGTAGGGGAGCTGCGGCCGGTCGGGGACCGGCACTTGCTCCTGGCTACGCGGTGAGCCTGTGGCGGGCAGCAGAGCTGCCCTTTTTACCTGGGCAAGCCTGCCTTCTATAGTCTGTCTACTCCTGAGTAGGGCATGGCAGTTTTGCTGGCTGAAGCCTGTCCGCCGATGAGGCAGGCCTTTGAGCTGGGTCGTGAATGCGGGGCCGTCTATGCCGTCATGTGGGAGGCGGCCTGGCATGACCGTAGGGGTGAGTGCGGCGGGACGACCACACTGAGCCACAAGGCTTTGGCAGATCTGTGCCACATGTCGAACACCACGGTGATCCGTGCTGTCGACCTGTTGCTGGATGACGGGCTGATCCAGTTCTTGCACATGGTGCCCACCAGGGAAGGCCACTGGAAGCGTCGTTATCGGGTCACGCACCCAGACCACCTAGAGGCGCAGAGAGAGGCCTTGAAGGTCCTTGGCCCGGCCAGTGAGAGGGCCAAGGCGGCAAGCCGCTACAAGGCGCCAGTCGAGGATGGTGGCGCAGAGCCCTACAGTGAGCTGGTCCAACGCTGCGCCGAACCAGTCGTTGGGTAGGTGCCTGTGGTGGGTACTGACCTGGGGGCCTTCTTGCCGAGGCCCCTCAGAATTGAAAGACAGAGACGTCGTTCCATGGCTGCTCACGACATCAACGAACAACTGGCCGACCTCCACATGGGCCTGGCGTTGCTGTTGCAGCAGAAGATGGAAGACGGCACCATCACCACCGGTGAACTGAACATCCTGCGTCAGTTCCTCAAGGACAACCAGATCAGTGCTCAACCGGTTGAAGGCACACCGTTTGGGGAGTTGGTGGCAGCTGTTGAGGACCTGGACAAGGTGATCCACATGCCGCGTCGTAAGTCGGCCTGATGGTCTACAAGGCCTCGGCATGGCAGGACCTTCCAGAGCCCTACTGCTCTGATTTCCGCTACTGGCTCTGTGTCGTCTGGAAGCATCTGGGACTGCCTGACCCGACACCCATCCAGTTGGACATTGCTGAGTACATGCAGCATGGCCCCAAGCGACGGATCATCGAGGGCTATCGGGGTGTTGGTAAGTCGTGGATGGCCGCGGCCTTTGTGCTGTGGAAGCTGCGCCTGGATCCACAGCTGAAGATCATGGTCAACTCTGCATCGGGTGCAGAGGCCAAGAACTTCACCACCTTCTGTCTCCAGTTGATTCGAGACATGGCCATCCTCAAGTGCTTGGAACCCAAGCGCGAGGAGCAACGGTCAGCTGTCAATGCTTTTGACGTGGGTCCTGCCAGGCCAGACAAGAGCCCTTCGGTCAAGTCGGTTGGCATCTTCGGCCAGATCACTGGCTCCCGTGCTGACCTGATCATCCCGGACGACATCGAGACACCGACGACGTCGTGGTCTGTCGGGATGCGGGAGAAGCTGCTGGCTGCTGTTGGCGAATACAACGCCATCCTCAAGCCAGGTGGGCAGGTGCTGTACCTGGGCACCCCTCAGACAGAGGAGTCGATCTACAACAAGCTGCTGCACAAGGGCTTCACTGCTCGGATCTGGCCTGCTCGTTACCCCGATAAGCCGGAGAAATACGGCGATCTGCTGGCACCTGTCGTCCGTGAGAGCTGCGTTGAGCTGAAAGGCAAGCCGGTTGATCCGGGCCGCTTTTCAGAGATGGATCTTCTCGAGCGGGAGGTCAGCTATGGCCGGTCAGCCTTTGCGTTGCAGTTCCAGCTGGACACGTCGCTCTCCGACCTGGAGCGGTTCCCGCTGCGCCTGTCGGATCTCATGGTCATGGAGGTCAGTGATCACGCCCCAGAGAAGCTGGTGTGGTCCTCTGGCGCTGAGTTCCGCATCACGGACCTGCCAGCTGTTGGCTTCAGCGGGGACTACTACCACCGCCCGGCCTATATCCACGGCGAATGGCTGCCCTTCCAAGGCTGCGCCATGTTCATTGACCCTTCTGGTCGTGGTGCTGACGAGACCGCCTACGCCATCGTTGCCCACCTCAACGGCAACCTGTTTGTCTTGGAGGTGGGGGCCTACCGAGAGGGTTACACCGACGTCGTCCTGGAAGGCCTGGCCAAGGCTGCCAAACGCCATAGCGTCAACCTGATCCTGCTGGAGGACCAGTTCGGCCAAGGGATGCTCGAGTCCCTGCTCAAGCCACACCTGCAGGTCCATCACCCCTGCACCATTGAGCCGGTGCGGTCAAACATCCAGAAGGAACGGCGCATCATTTCGGCCCTGGAGCCTGTCCTCAACCAGCACCGACTGATCGTCAACCGCTCTGTCGTCGAAGGAGACAGCCGCGGCCGGGATGAAGACGCAGCTGAGATCAAGCTGGGCTACCAGCTGTTCCATCAGCTCACCCACCTCACGGTCGAGAAGAACTGCCTTCAGCATGATGACCGCCTAGACGCCCTGGCCGGAGCCGTTCAGTATTGGAACGAGTCCCTTGCAATCGACAAAGACCGTGCCATCGCTGAACGGAAGGCGGAACTCTGGGATCTTGAGTTGGATGCCTTCATGGGGAACCTTGATGGGGCCCTTGACGCGCAGTTTCTTGGCATTGCTCTTACTGACCTTCCGAAAGCCAATGGCAAAGGAACCTGGATGCCCCAACGAGCTACCCAACAGGCCTAGGGCCTGGGTCATTCGGCTGCCTGGGGCCTTTGTCGGGCCCGCTGGCACCGTTGCGAAGGGGTCGTTCCAGACCATTGTCATCGCCCCAACCGAAGACATGGCGTGGGAAGTGGCAATGGGCTGTGACGTGTGGGAGGAGTTGCCGTTTCAGGTCACAAATGTTCAAATCTTTCCTAAGGAGCCGGTAACCAATGTCCGCAATTCAGCTGGTTGACGCTGCAAAGCACTTCAAAAACCTCAGCCATCAGATCGCAGCATGGAATCAGCTGCAATCGCACCTCTCGGAAGAGCAGCTGAAGGCGTTTGCGGACCTTTACCGGTCAGATCCGCCCGTAAAGCAAGGGCAGTTCAAGCCAAGTTCCGCCTTTTCTTACAAGATCACCCCAAACATCACCTATGGGGAGATCGCACTGCAGTCAGAGTCCAGGCGCTTCGTCGCGCAGCACCAGTGCGACACGGCCGCACTGATCTGTCAGTTCGCCCAGAAGGCCAGGGACCGTTTCAACAAGCCTGTCATTGTCACCAGCGGTTATCGGCCTGCCAAGATCAACGCCATGGTCGGTGGCGCCAGCCGTTCGGAGCACTTATACGACGCGCCTGACACGGGTGCGCTGGATTTCTACGTCGACGGCGTGTCTGTCTACACCCTCCAAGAGTGGGCCGATGGCGCCTGGCCCTACTCCTTGGGCTATGGGGCGCCCAAGGGGTTCATCCACGTCGGCATTCGCCCTGGCCGACCACGCATCCGTTGGGACTATTGATGATGTACGACGACCGACCCTGGCCTCCCATTGACGAGGCCCTTCTCCAGCGACTGGATGAAGTGCTTCCAGAGAAGTGCCCTGATCTCGATGATTCAGACCGCCTGATCTGGATGATGGTGGGCCAACGGTCCGTGGTGCGCATGTTGCGCTCCGTTTATCTTGAGCAACAAGAGGAGGCTTGACCTATGTGCGGTGGTGGTGGCGGTGGTGGTGGTGGTGACAGCGGGGCATCTGCCCGGCAGGAGGCGCTTCAGCGCCAGCAAATGGAAGAACAGCGGCGCCAGTTTGAAGAGCAGATGGCTTTTCAACGGGCGCAACAGGCAGAGCAGCGGACTATCGCCATGGCGACCCCTCCCCCTGCCCCAGAGAAGGTGGCAACAGCCGCCATGTCGGCCGTCGAGTCACCGACCGCGGCAACCGGGGTGCCTGGCGCCACTGCTGGTCAAACTGCCGCTGGCGAACTGGCTATTCGGGCTGGTATCGGCCGCCGAAAGCTGCGCACAGACGTCGCAGGTGGCACTGGTGGTTTGAGCATTCCAGGGGTTTGAGTCAATGGAACTGAACCTGACTGGCAGCGTTGATCGCCAAGCCAAGCCCTACTCCAATGAGGACGAGCCCGGCACGGCTGCCGCTCGCTACAGCCAGCTGGTCAGCAACCGTGATGCCTTCCTCGAGCGGGCCCGGGATTGCAGCAAGGTCACCATCCCTGGCCTGATTCCCGACGCAGGCTTCAACGACAGGGGTCGCCTCAAGACCCCTTACCAATCCCTGGGCGCCAGGGGGGTGAACTACCTGGCCAGCAAGCTGCTGATCAGCCTGTTCCCCCCTAACTCCAGCTTCTTCAAGCTCGAGATCGATGACCTGGCCCTGCGTGTCGCAGAGGCCGGGCCAGAGATCAAGACAGAGCTGGACACCGCCTTGGTCAAGGTGGAGCGGGCAGTCATGTCAGTTTTCGAGACCGCAGGTGGTCGTGCCGCCATGCACGAAGCCTTCAAACACCTGCTGGTGGGCGGCAATATCCTGCTCTACGTCGGCGAAGAGGGTCTCCGGGTCATCCACTTCAACCAGTTCGTGGTGTGCCGGGATCCCATCGGCAACGTCGTGGAAATCCTGGTCGAAGAAGAGATCTATCCAGACGCTTTGCCCCCCGCTCTGTACGCAGAGATCGACGAGGAAGAAGACGCAGACGAGTACACGGGACGGTCGTCCAAAAAGACCGTGCGCATCGTCACCCACGTCGAGTTCGAGAACGACAAGTGCCACTGGTGGCAAGAGGTAAAGGGCAAGGAAGTCCCTGGCACCCACGGCATGTGCGACAAGGACGTGTCGCCTTGGATCCCCCTGCGCTTTAACCGCGTGGACGGCGAAGAGTACGGGCGTTCGTACATCGAGGAGTATTACGGCGACCTGCTGGCCCTTGAATCGCTGTACCAGTCGGTGCTGGAAGGCGCCGCTGCCGCTGCCAAGATCCTGTTCCTGGTCAACCCCAACGGCACCACGCGCCCCCGGACCCTGGCCAATGCACCTAACGGTGCCATCGTCCAAGGCAATGCGAACGACGTCACCGTCATCCAGAGCCAGAAGGCACAGGACCTGGGCATTGCACAGAACACCATCGACCGGATCGAGGGTCGACTGCAGTTCGCTTTCCTGCTGAACACCGCCATCCAGCGCCCCGGGGAAAGAGTGACCGCGGAAGAGATCCGCTACATGTCACAGGAGCTGGAGGCAGGCATCGGGGGCCTGTACAGCATCCTTACGCAGGAGCTACAGCTGCCCCTGGTGCGTCGATTGATGCACATCCTGCGCAAGCAGCGCAAGTTGGCCCCCTTCCCCAAGGGCCAAGGTGGTCAGCCACTGGTCAATCCCAAGCCCGTGACTGGCCTGGAAGCCATTGGCCGCGGCGATGATCGCAACAAGCTGGTGCAGTTCATTACCACTGCTACCCAGACCCTTGGCCCTGAGATTGCGCAGAAGTATTTGAACCTGGATGAAGCTCTTCGCAGACTTGCAGCGGCTGAGTCCATCGACACCACTAACTTGGTGAAGACCCAAGAACAATTGGATCAGGAGGCTCAGGCTGCCAACGACTTGCGTCAGCAAGACATGCAGCGTGAACTGATCATGACCGGTCTCAAGTCTCCAGCAATGGGACAAGTGGCCGCCAACTACACCGAACCAGGAGCCCCTTATGGCCCGCAATTCCCAGAAGGAAGTGACCCAACAGCCCCAGGAGCAGTGCCCAATGCCCTCCCCGCAGCCCAATCCCAGCCCGGTCTCCCTGCAGGGCCCACTGGCTGACGTTCCCGAGCAAGGCCCCACTGAGGAGATCGTGATCGGTCAGGTGGACGCCAAGCCCACCCCCGAACCCGCTCCCACTCCTGTCGTTGAAACCGACGAAGACGGTTCCATCACCATCCGCTGAACGCTTCCATGCCTGACGCCATCACCATCACAGAGCAGTCGACCCCAGCCCTTTCCGCAGACAATGAACAAATGCTCCAAGCCCTCCAGCAGGGCGAAGAGCAAGCAGAAGAACAAGGTGAACAACAGCTCCTGGCCGGCAAGTACAAGTCCGTCGAGGAACTGGAGAAGGCGTACCAGGAAGCCCAGCGCAAGCTGAGCCAAGGCTCGGCAACAGAGGCTGACGACGACGTCGAGGAGGTCGAGGACGAGCCTGACGAGGCCAAAGAGCCCCAGTCCGGCAATGCCAAGGAGATCTACGGCGAGTTCATCGGCTCTCGTCTCGAGGAGACGGGCATCGACTTCTCGGATATGAACACCCGCTGGCAACAGACGGGTGAGTTGACCAGCGAGGACTACGACCAGCTGCAAGAGGCTGGCTTCGGTCGCGACATGGTCGACGCCTACCTGTCTGGCCTGCAGTACAAGGCGGCCCAAGACACTGCTCTCACGGTCAAGGAGATCAACTCCATTAAGACCGAGTACGGCGGCGAGAAGGGCTACGCCGAGATGCTGCAGTGGGCGGCCGAGAACCTCAGCACAGAGGAGATCAAAGGCTTCAATGAGATCGTCACCGGCAACAGCAGCATGTCTGCCGTGCGGATGGCTATCTCTGGCCTGCACGCCAAGTACGCCGGCACTGCTGGTCGTGAACCCAAGCTGCTGGGTGGTCGTGCCCCCAAGGGTGATGTCGACAAGTTCGAGTCCACTGCTCAGCTCGTGACCGCGATGCAAGACCCTCGCTACCACGAGGATCCTGCATACAGACGGAAGATTCAGGCCAAGCTCTCCAGAAGCTCTATTTTCTGATTGCAGAGGACCCCAAAGCTCCCTTGACCAGGGGGCTTTTTCTTTGGTCCAGAGTGTGTCTACACTTCCACTACCTAGACCCGCTCACGGAAGCGACGGCCCTCTGCGGAGGACACCCTGAGTGAAAGGGAGATAGAGGTCGGGGAAATCAACCCAACTTCTCTAGGAGACCAGCAATGGCTGCCCCTAATTTTGACGCCTCTCGTCTTGGCGTCGTCAACACGACCACTGACGGCTCTTGGGCACAGGACAACAACCTGTTCCTCCAGATCTTTGCCGGCGAGGTGCTGACCGCCTTCCGTAAAGCCACCATCTTTGAACCCCTGCACACCGTTCGCACCATTGCAAACGGCAAGAGTGCATCCTTCCCGATCATCGGCTTGAACAGTGCCGCGTATCACACGCCTGGCACCATGCTGATCGGTAGCCGCGTGAAGCACGCTGAAGCTGTCATCAAGATCGACGACAAGCTGACCAGCAACGTCTTCATCGCTGACATCGACGAAGCCAAGAACCACTACGACGTTCGGGCGCCCTACTCCACCGAGATGGGCAACGCTCTGGCGTACACCTTTGACCGCAACATTGCGGCCATGGTGGCCAAGGCTGCTCGCACCGCCACCAACTTCAACACCGATCTGCCCGGTGGTACCCGCATCAAGATCGTTGCCACCAACAAGGCTGCGATCACCGGTGCCCAACTGGCCACTGCGCTCTTCAGCGCAGCCCAGAAGATGGACGAGAACAACCTCCCCGAGAACGACCGCTACTGCGTGCTCGCTCCCGCTGAGTATTACAAGCTCGTCCAGACCACCGATGTGATCAACCGCGATTGGGGCGGTGCTGGCGCTTATGCCGACGGCACCGTGCTGCGCGTGGCTGGCATCACCATCCTGAAGTCGAACCATCTGCCCACCACCAACCGCTCTGCGGCCAGCGGTGAGCAGAACGACTACTCCGCCAACTTCACCGACTCCGTCGCCCTTGCCTTCAACAAGCAAGCCGTCGGCACCGTGAAGCTGATGGATCTCAAGATGGAGCAGACCGGTTCCGACGTCCACGCCCTCTGGCAAGGCACCTTCATGGTTGCCTCCATGGCTCTCGGCACCAACATCCTGCGTCCCGACTGCGCCGTGGAGATCTACACCGCTACCAGCTGAGCGGTTTCAATGGGGCCCTACGGGGCCCCTTCCCCTTTCTGAGCTGATCCATGGCACTTGCTCGCACCACCTTCCTGGAAGCGGTCAACCGCGTCCTCCAGATGATGGGCGAGGCGCCCGTCAATAGCCTCAACGGCCAGTTCGGACTGGCGCAGCAGGCTCAGGACATGCTCAACGACATCAGCCGCAAGGTCCAGGTGGACGGCTGGTCGTTCAACACTGACTACGAGCGGGAAATGCTGCCCGACGCAGTGACGCAAGAGGTGCCAGTGGGCTCCAACGTCAGCCGTGTCGTGGTCGACCCCTACAACTACCCATCGCTGGACGTCGTGCAGCGTGGCGACAGGCTCTACGACCGTCGTTCCAAGACGTACCAGTTCACAGACGCCTTCAAGGCTGACGTCACCTACTTCCTGGAGTGGGAGGAGCTGCCTGAGCACGCTCGGCAGTACATCACCATCAAGGCTGGCCGGCACCTACAGGAAGCAATCCTCGGCAGCGCAGACCTCAGCAAGATCAACATCACAGCTGAAGCTGAAGCCCGGGCCCTGTTCCTGGAAGAAGAGGGCAACGTCAGTCAGACCAACATGCTGCGTGGCAACCCGAACCACACCGGTGTATTCATGACCTACATGCCCAGCCGGGCCCTGCAGCGTTGAGCCATGCCACTTGTAAGCAGCTCCATCCCCAACCTGATCAATGGGGTCAGCCAGCAGCCTGCTGCGCTGCGCCTGGCCTCACAGGCTGAGCAGGTCGTCAACTGCATGTCGTCCCCGGTGGAGGGGCTAAAGAAGCGGCCGCCCTGCTACAACATCGGCAAACTATTCAGCGGATCGGCTGGGGCTGGGCGTCCGTTCACGACCATCGTCGACCGTGATGCAACCATCCGGTACATGGTGCTGATCCAGGACAACGCCATCAAGGTGTTTGGCCTGGACGGCAGCGCCAAGACAGTAACGACACCCAATGGTGTTGGCTATCTGGACATCGCAGGAGAGCCAAGCAACATCTTCAGGGTTGCCTCAATTGCCGACTACACGTTCATCGTGAATCGGGAAAAGACGGTTTCAATGCTTACTGGGTCCGGCGACCTGTCGCCGACTTGGGGCACCAAGTCGATGGTGTTTGTCAAGTCGGCTGATTACGCCACGACTTACACCATCAAGGTCAACGGCACGACCGTCACCCATACAACGGCCAACTCTGGCGGCGCAACGCCTAACGTCGTCACCATTGCAGCTGCGCTTGCCAGCAGCCTGTCGTCTGCACTTGGAGCTGGCTGGACTGTGACCAGCTACGAAAGCAATGTAATGATCGCCAAAAACGATGGCGGCGATTACACGCTTTCAACCCTTGATAGCCGCAGCGGCGACATGATTGTCGCGATCAAAGGTGTTGTCGATGGGCTGTCAGATCTTCCAATTAGAGCCGAGCACGGTTTTATCGTCAAAATACAGGGCTCTGCCGCAACCAGGGCCGACGATTACTACGTCAAGTTTGTCACTAACGCAGGCAGCGGCACCGGCCATGGCGTTTGGAAAGAAACGGTAGGACCTGGCATTACTTACAAGTTTGATCCGGCGACAATGCCACATGTGCTCGTCCGCAATGACGACGGCACCTTTGTCTTTAAGCAGTTTGATTGGTCGGCTCGCGTCGCCGGAGATGCCGCCACAGCACCAGAGCCAACATTTGTCGGCAGCAAGATTCAAAACGTCAACTTGTTTCGCAACAGATTGGCGCTGCTGGCTGATGAGAACGTCATCATGTCAGCGGCCGATAGCTACGACCGCTTCTGGCCTGAAACCGTGCAGACGGTCGTTGATAGCGATCCAATTGACCTGACGACAGGTGGTCGACAAATTAACTTCCTGGTCAGCAGCCTGGCGTTTGCCAATGTGCTACTGCTTTTCAGTCGCCACGGTCAGTTTCGGCTGGATTCAGGTTCAAATATCGGCACGTCTTTAACGCCAAAGACGGCGACAATTACGCCTGTCACCACGTTTGAAATGCTGGCTGAGGTCGACCCAGTTGGTGTTGGCCGAACGATCTACTTCTCTGTGCCTAAGGGTGACTTCTCTGGTTTGCGGGAGTTTTTCCTGCCAGATGCCAGCGGCCCAGTCCCCCTGTCGGAAGAGGTGACGGCATCAGTGCCCAGGTTTGTCCCTGGCAACTTGTCGACCCTGATTGCTTCCGCGTCAGAGGAAAGCATCCTGCTGATCAGCAAGGACCAGCCCAAGCGGATCTACCTGTACAAGTTCCTGTTTCAACAGGACACCAAGCTGCAGTCGTCCTGGTCCTACTGGGAGGTCAAGGGCGCCAAGTCCATTCTTGGCGCAAGCATGGTCGACAGCGAGTTGTACCTGGTCGTCCAGTACAACGATGGCGTCTACATGGAGAAGTCAATCCTGCGGCCGGAGAGCGTCGATACAGGCACCACCGTCGAAATCCTGCTGGATCGCAAAATTACTGAAGCCACCTGCTCCGTGGCTTTGACCAATCCGGCAGGCCTTGACGTCCAGAGCACCATCACACTGCCCTATCCCATCGCCGCTGACAGCACGATGGTCGTTGTGGGCCGGTCATTCGCAGGTAACAGCTTGCAGCACGGCCAACTTGTTGTACCCATCAGCCAAACCTTGACTGGCGGAGCAGGTGGCAATGGCACCCTGGTCGTTCGCGGGAACTTGACTGCTGCCAAGTTCTATGTGGGCGAGCTGTACGACATGCTCTACGAGTTCAGCACCCAATATTTGAAAGAGCAGCCCCCAGGCGGTGGCCTGGCCGTGGTGGCAGGGCCCAAGTTGCAGCTACGCACTTGGACGATGATCTTCGACCAGACGTCGCACTTTGAACTGAAGGTCACCCCACGAGGCAGGACGACCTACACCTATCCGTACAACGGCATCGAGCCTGGCGACGCAGAGATCAGCCTTGGAGAGATCGGACTGCGCAACAGCAAGTTCAGGGTGCCAGTCATGACCCAGAACATCGACGCCAAGATTCAGATCACAAGCAGCAGCGCCCTACCCTGCAGATTGCAATCAGCTGAATGGGAAGGGTGGTATCACACCAGGGCGGGACGGATGTGAGGCCACACACCAGGCGGTCTGCGGTGAAGGACATCTTGCCTGTCGCCAACAACATGCGGCAGGAGGACGCCGACGAGGTCCGTGCTGGTTGTGGGCAGACCCCTGCCGAGGCATTGATGTACTGCTTCTTCAAGTCCGATCCCTGCATGACCATGGTCAGCCGTCTTGGTCAGCCCATGGGCATGTGGGGCGTCGTGCCACAGGAGGAAGGCGTTGGCCGGATCTGGCTGCTGGGCACCGACGAGATGGTCGACGACCCAGCCAACCGGTTGCGTTTTCTGCGTGAAGCCAAGGGATACTTGGCAAAGGTGGGGGAGCGCTACCAGGTGCTGTTCAACTGCGCGGATGCTCGGAACGTGGTCCACGTCAAATGGCTTCGGTGGATGGGCTTTACCTTTATCGCCGAGCATCCAAACTATGGAGCAGAGGGAAGGTCGTTTTTGGAGTTCGTGAGGATGAGTCATGTGTGAACCCGTATCAATCACGCTTGGCGTTTTGTCTGCTGGCCTTGGCATCGCTCAAGGCGTTGCTTCGTATCAGCAGGCGCGAGCCAACACGGCGCAACAGAACGCCCAGGCCGAACAGGCCTATCGCTTTCAGCAGATGCAGGCCTCCTCGGCCCGTGGCTTTGAACAGCTGAAGCAACAGCAGCAGGCGTCGGTGATGGAGCAGAACCGCCTGCTGGCCGACACCGCCTATGCCAACGACATCGCCCAACTCAACCTGCGGTTGATGCAGGAGCAGGAGGCTACGGCCCAGCAACAACGCAAGGCAGCGCTTGCGGCACAAGAAGCCCGAGGGGAAATCCGGGCGACAGGTCGTCTTGGCCAGTCAGTCGATGCGTTGATTGCTGACTACTACAGGCAGCAGGCTTCGTTTGACTATGCGGCCGAACGCAACCTGGCGTTCACGACAGCGCAGACGCAGCAGCAAAAGGTTGGCGCAGCAGCGACCAGGGGCAGCAGGCTGGCCAGTCAGCAGCCGTACTTGATGCAGCCGATCCTGGATCCGCTGGAGCCGATCTATGCCCCGGCGCCCAGCTCTGCGCCTTACCTCCTGCAAGGGGCGGCTGCAGTGGTGGGAGGCGTGCAGACAGGCATGAGTGCTGCGTCGACAATGAACAAGTTGAAGCAGAGCCAGCCAAAGCCCATGACAGTGGGCCCAGTCGCAAAGGCTGCTGGCGTAGCGCCCAAAGTCGGCTACTACGGACCCGCGTACTAACCCATGGCCAAGCTCTCTACCGGTCAGACCTACGGCGAGACAGGTCGCGCTACATCACAGCGGCTCCTGGGTGGAGCAGAGCAGATGGCGTCAGGTGGCGCCCTGGCCCAACAGTCGCTGACTGTTCCAACCCTGCAGCCACAAGCCGCACCTGTCAGCACGTTTCAGCAGGTAGGGGCGCCAACCCTCGGTGGGCCTGTTCGCACTTTTGCTCCGCCTGAACTGCCAGCTGCCAGCCAGGACATGGCGAAGCTGGCCGCGGCCCTGGGCCAATTCAATCCGGTGTTGCAGCAACTGGGCAGCAGCTACCTACAGCAACAGAAGGACCTGGACGAGCAGCGACAGCAGGAGGCCAAGCAGTTCATCGCCGACTACGAATCTGGCTTTGGTCCCAGCCGGGGGCTGATGGACACCAAGCGGATGCTCGAACGGGCCGTGGCGAATGGCGATGCCAGGGCCGGTCGCTTGCTGACGTACATGACATCACGACATCCCGGGATGTTGGGCTACGTCAACGAGGCATCGCAAGATGCCGCCGTCATGAACAACGCGGCGGATCTGGCTCGTCGTATTGCTGATCGGCGGACCTACACCTATGCGGATGGACGAGAGGTTGCCACGGCTTCGCTTGAGCCCGATTCGCCTGAATACAGAGGGCTCGTCGAATCGCTGTTGATGCCAGAGGGTGGTGTCTCGGCTCGCGTTTACAGCAAGCACGCAGCATTGATGGCTAGCGCCAGAAACGCAGCGTTGGTGCAACATGAAAAGGAAAACATTAACTACAAGGTCGAAAGGTATGTGGCGGCCAGTTCGCAGGCCATTGATGCCGCTGCGGCAGGCAAGATGTCAGGGACGATGTCGGACAGCGACGTCGCTCGCTATTTGCAAACTGCGTTGGATTCAGCCTATGAGAGGGGGCTGCCAACAGAGCAAGCAAATAAATTGCGCGATGGCTTGCTCGACAGGTATTCCGACTCTGTTGCGGCATGGGCCAAGCAAAACCCTGGTAGCCCAGTAAACGTGACCGACGCCCTGTGGCCGCTGCGTCAGTTGATGACTGGCCCGGCAAAGGAGCGGGTAACGACTGATGGCAAGACCAATGAAAGCCTGAGGCTTATCAATGTGCTTGGCGGAGAGGGGAATTACGACAGGCTGGAGGGCAAGCTGCAGACAGCGGTGTTGCAAGCGGATGCCCAGCAGCGCCAGGCCGACGAGGTCGCCGGTCGAGTTGGGGGCCAGGCCCTGGCCATGCAGTACATGCCCGACTCGGCGGCGAACGACCCAACCGCCATCCGCGATGGAGCGACTGCTGCACGTCAGCAGATTCTGCAAACGGTAAAGGACCCAGAGCAACAAGCCGCGCAATTGGCTCAAGTAAAAGCAAGGGAAGATCAGCTGACTGCTGCATATACAGAGCCTCAGCAGCGCAATAGGGAGATGTGGTACGCCACGCAGTACCAGCGGGCAGTGCAAGATCCACAGGCCAGACAGCAGCTACAGGCCCAGCTGAATCAGGACATTCAAAGCGGTGCAGTTTCTGATTCGTTCTTTAAGTCGCAATCGGTCACCCTGGCCAACTTGGACAACAAGACGGTTGAGGGCTATCGCGATGCGTGGCAGGCGCAGATTAAGCAGCGACTGGATGAATGGAAGAAGATTTCAGGCAGTCCTGATTCCTATGGCGGCCAGCAGATCACTGGGTTTGAGCTGAACGCATTGGTGAATGCCGAGCAGCAGATGGATGCAGTCGGCCGCAATGCTGCCGCTCAGGCGCTGAAGGATGGCAAGGATCCAATCAAAGCAATCGAGGAAGCCTTCAAGGGCCGCAACTTCGGCTTGCGTGAGCGCCCCCGTGGCCCACAGCAGCAGGCTTACAAGAGCCTGGACGAGCTGGTCAAAGGCAGCACCGGCTGGGCCAGCCGCGACAACATCGCCCCCGACAAGGCGACTCAGCTCAAGGCCCAGGCCCGAACCCGTCCCTTGTTTGATCGGGACACGCTGCTGCGAGAGGTGAGTGCAATGGCCGACGGAGGCCAACCCAGCCCGCAGATGCGCACCCTGCTGCGTGCATTGACGACAGGCCCCAATCGACTGCAGACGTCGGAGGCCTTGATCATGCAAATCAAGCAGCACGGCTTGATTGAAGACATTGATCCGACGCTGCTGCAGCGCATCAAGGCACTGGACAACAGCCTCAAGTTGTCGAGCGCCCAGCCACGACAGCAGCAAGGTGGTGGCAATCCTGTGCTTGCTGCGATGGGCTCACTGCTGACCCCGTCAGCAGCCGCTGCGACTAGGCCGCCTGCGCGAGCAGCTGTCACGCCACAGCAAAGGGTCGACGGTTACATGAAGCGACTCTCTTACTTGGAAACCAGGATTCGCAACATCCCGAACTCGGAAGGCTCTGAAGGACGTGGCTACTTCCAAGCCTTTAATGCCTTCAACGCAGAAGCGACGGCCGCTGCTGGTGGTATTTCACCGCGGTCGAGCAACTACGGGGAAGCGGCCAGGGCGTCATGGGCTTGGATTCAGCGATACAACAAGCGTGCGGCAGATGCCATCAGAAGGGGTGACTACAACACTGCCGACCGACTGCTGCGAAACACCTGGCCGTCCCTCCCAACTGGCAGTCAGGCGCAGAGCGACAAAGTCCAACGTGAAGCAAGGAGGTATCTGCGCTGATCGATGGCGGCAAGTGCCGTCTGGCCCGATGATGTTCACAAAGAAGACGTGCAGCGGTTCTGACCCATGCCTGTTGAGCTGATTAAAGACCCGGAAACTGGCCGCGAGCGCCTGGTCTATGTACCAGCCAAGGGCATGGGGCAGCAGCCGACAGAGCGCAAGCCCCAGCCTCAACCACAGCAGAAGGCTCCGCCGCAATTTGGTGGCGTCGTTGGTGGCTTGGTGTCAGGCGTGCAGGCCGCAATGCGTGGCCAGGACTTTGGTGCGGCTTGGGAGCGTGGCGTAAGGGCAGGACTGCCAGCCCCAGTGGCAGAACCGGTGCTTTCTGCTGGTCGAACCCTTGGCTATGCAGGTCAGCGGGTACTGCAGGCAGGCGCCCAGACAGCAGCAACTCTGCCCACTACGCAGGAAATCCTGTCGGGACAGTTCTTTACGCCTGATGGCAAGCAGGCTGCAGCGGAACAGCGGCGGATGCTGGCTGCAGAGAAGCAGGTGCCAGTCACCATCAAGCCTGCCAATGACATTGAGCGGACGACGGGCGACATCCTGTCGTTCATTCCCGTTTTTCTGGGCACCAAGGGCGCCATCTCCCCGATGACCCAGGGCATCAGCAAGACCCCTGGCATCAGCCGCCTAGTGCAGGGTGCCGAAGAGGCCGTCACCAAGATCAAAGCGACAGGTCTGCCTGGCCGCGTGGCTGGCCGGTTCGCCCAGGAAGCTGTCGAAGGTGCAGTCCCCAGTGCCGTCGCCACCTATTTCTGGGAGAAGCGTGGAGAGGAAAGCCTCACCGACAAGCTCTACAAGGCAACAAAGGGCACTCCATTTGAGGGGGTGGTCATTGATGCGCTGCGTTCCGACCCCAATGACACCGTCCAGCAGCAGCGGACAAAGGCTGCACTGAACGACCTGGTGTGGTCGGTACCGCTGGGCGGGGCCATCGGTACTGGATTCCGGGGCCTTGGCGCCCTGGCCGGTGCAACCAAGGCAAAGGTGGCCGAGGTGCTGGATCGCATGATTCAGGTGGCCCAGGCCGAGCAGGTTGCCAAGGCATCGACGGCGCCCACGCCACCGCCTACTGCTGCCGTGGCACCGCAGGCTGTCATTGAGCCCAACAAGCCGGCGCTCCCCCCAGGCGTCACTCCTCCCACGACCAGGGTCACTGGTCGGCAAAAGGGTGGTGCTGCGCAGCAGGCACAAGAGGCCCTAGCTGGACGCACTCCCCGGATGTGGGAGACGACAGGCGTCGAGATCCAGCAACCACTGGACGTCTTTGAACTGGGCGGCGGCGTTCGCCGTGGCGAGCCTCAGGCCCCTGCTGCTCCTGCTGCCCCTGCCCCCAAGCAAGAGCTGGTCCAGGTCGAACCGCCCCCTGCATCAGAGCGGACTGTCGACATCGAGGCCATTCCTGGCGCCACCTCCATCCCTGACCCATGGGGCGAAGGGTCGGCCATGGCGAAGTACGCCCAGGCCGTCGACGAGCTGGACCTGAGCACCAAGGGACTGCAGGCAGAGGTGGCCCGCGAGACCTGGACTGCACCAACAGCGCCCACCCTGCAGGAAGGTGAGCTGCCCGGGATGCAGCAGCCTGGCTACACCCAGGTGATGGCGGTGCCGACCGCCGAGATGTTCACCGCGCCCCAGGTCCTTCAGTACAAAGAGGAGGGCCGGCTCAGCAAGACAGGCCGCAGCGGCTCACTGGTCGACGAGGAAGCCTTCTCGTACCAACTGGCTGGCGTCGTCAGTGCATGGCGTGACGTCAACGGCGAGCTGGGCCCTGCTGGTCGCATCTATGTGGTGAACGGCCACAACCGACTGGAGCTGGCCAAGCGAGCTGGGGCACCTGTCGTCAATGTCCAGATGCTGGACGTGCCGACGGCCAAGGAAGCCCGGACCATTGGCGCCCTGCAGAACATCGCCGACGACAAGGGCACGTCCATCGACGCAGCCAAGATCTTCCGTGACACGGGCATGGGGCCCGACGACCTGCGTCAGCAGCGCATCAGCATCAGCGGGCAGAAGGCTGGCGAAGGCCTGGCCCTGTCTCGTCTGCCGCAATGGCTATTCGACAAGACCGTTGCTGGCGAACTGCCAATCAATAAGGGCGTTGCGCTGGGCAGCGTCGTCGCCGACGAGGCAGTCGTCAGTGAGGTGGCCAAGCAGGCGATCAAGGGCAACTGGAGTGCCGACAAGATCGCCCAGGCGATGCAGGAGGCGCAGTACGCAGACACCCGCATCAACGAAACCAGCGGTCCCACGCTTCCCGGCATGGAGGAGTGGAACAAGCAGACCAATGTGATGCAGCTGATCGAGGTCCGCACTGCTGCCTTCCGCCTGCTGGGCGAAGAGGTGCGTGCGTTGACGGCTGCATCCCGGGCCCGGAACACCCAATACCTGGAGGGTGCTGGCAACGTCATCAATGTGGAAGGCAGCATGGCTGCCAGGAAGGCAGCAGCCGACGCCGTCGCCACGTTCAACCGGGTAGCCGGGTATGAGGGCGCAGTCCGGGACATCCTGAATGAATTGGCGGCTGCCGTGCCTGAGGGCAAGGGCGCCGCTGCAGCGGCCAACCAACTGGTGCAAGCCAACCTGCAACGCCTGCGTGATGCGATTGCAGAAGAGATCCAAGGGCCCAGGCTGCCACTGGAGGTGCCTGCTGCACCTGCCGCCAAGCAGGCAGAAGCACCTGCCGAAGCACCTGCCGAAGCACCTGCTGCTGTCGAGCAGCCCACGCTGGAAATGCCGGAGCCCGAGGGCAACCCAACTCCCATTGGCGAGAAGGTGACCCTGGCCAGCAAGCAGGAGAAGGAGCGGGTCGAGCGACAGAACCGCGAGATCTCCGACATGCTGCGTCGTCTCGAGGCAGCAGAAGCGGCTGGCAATACCGAACTGGCTGGCCAGATGCGGGAATGGCTAGGCAAGCGTGGCATCACTCCTCCGACAGCAGAGGAGATGGCTGCCGCTCGCCGCACCTATGCGTTGCCACCCGAGCTGGCTGGGGCCAAGCCTCGCTATAAGTACGGCCAGAAAGGCTTTGAGCTTCAGTTCGCGACCGACATCGACAAGGTTGCGTTCATCCTTGCGGGCGACGTCACTGGCAAGAAGAGCAAGGCGCACCAGAAGTACAGGGACTGGCTGGAGCAGAGCGGCCTGAGTCCGGACGACGTCGCCCAGTACGGGGCCCAGGTGGTCAAGCCATCCATCAAGGACATGGCCCGGACCAGCCAGCCCGGCACCCTGCAGGTGCGCGACATGGGCTTTGGGGGAAGCCAGTTCGCGGCTGAACTGCCAAACCTGCGCGGATGGGCATCTGTCGAAACCGCAGGTGGCACGGTCGGCGAGGGCTACACCGGCCAGGTCAAGATCCCCGTTGAACAGCAGCGGTACCTGGAGTCCATTGCCCGCAAGGTGGCAGGTGGTGACACCAACCTGCAGTTGGTTGAGCGCATCAATGAGGTGTATGGGCCGTCGCAGGCCGCGGCCTATGGCGTTCCTGTTGGTACCCCCGCCAGCCCACGCGCCATGTTCCGAGGTGGGCGGACCATGGCCGAGGACCTGATCACCATTGCGATGGTGTCTTACGACAGGCCCGTCTCGTTTGCTCGCCAGATTGCATCCACCTTCCACGAATCGTTCCACCGCCTGCAGCGTTGGTTCCTGACGGAGCAGGAACAAAAGGCCCTGGCCCTTGGCGAGGACAAGATCCGCGCATTGGCCGCCAAGTCCAGCCCTGCTTCTCGCACCAAGTTCCTGGATGGAACGATCAGCCTGAAGGAAGCAACGGCCGAAGCCTTCTCTGGCTACGCCCGTGGCCTTGGCCCTGCGCCGGTCAAGGGCTTCGAGAAGATCAAGAAGATGCTGGACCAGGTCGTCAACGCCATCAAGGGCGCTGGCTTCCAGACCTGGGACGATGTCTTCGAGCGTGCAGCTGCTGGCGAGATTGCTGGGCGTGGCCCTGTCCTTGGCGCTACCGGCCAGCCAGAGGTGCAGTTCGCCATTGATCCACCTGACCCCGAAGAGTTTGCTCGCCGGGTGGAGCAGAACATGGGCGCCCTGGAGAACGGGGAGATGACCCTGGAAGAACTGACCCAGATGCAGCAGAGCGACGTCCGTCGTCTGTCCAGCCCATCTGGCAGCAAGTCCTACATCTCCAATGCGCCGGCCGAGTTGATTGCTGGCAACAGGGCCCTGGGCGAGATGCTTCGCAGCCGTGCTCAGGCAACGGGCATCCGCAGCTTCAGCGACAAGGTCGTCATCAACGCGGCCATCGACCAGCTGCGTCGCAGCAACATGGAGGTTGGACTGACCGTTGACCGGCTGGAGGCAGCTCGTCGTGGCGACGTCCGCAGCCAGGAAGACCTGATCGCCTTGGCGGCAACAGTGATCCACCGCGACCACCTCGCTGCTGGCAATGCCATGACTGCGTTGCAGTGGCAGCAGTCGGTCGACGAGGCCGACCGGGCCGAGGCAATGCAACGGCTATGGGCTGGCCTGGAGGATCAGACCAAGCTGGACAACGCATTGATGACGGCCAGTCGGAAGGATGGCCAACGTCTGCGCGTTATGCAGATTCGACATAACTACGACCCAACGATGCTGGAGCTGCCGACCGGCACTGTCCTGCACCACGGGACCACCAGGGAGTCGGCGGAATCCATCCTCGACAACGGCTTCAAGGAGTCGGGCCCTGGTAGCGACCTGCTCGGGCGTGGCGTCTACTTCACCGAAAACGAGGGCTACGCAGGCCTCTATGGCGACACCGCCCTGTATGGCGACACACCTCGTGACGTGCGCATCCTTGACCTGGTGGCCATGGACAAGAGGGTCAACGATTTCCTCAAAGAGATCGGGATCGGCCGGCCCGCCGAAGTCTTTGATGGCGAACGGTTCCTGACCCAGCGGCAAGGCGCAATGCTGCGTGAATGGGCAATCAGCCAGGGGTACGACGGCATCCGCTTTAACCCCATGTTCGAGCAGAAAGGTGCAGCAGGTGGATCCATGTCGGAGGTCGTCATCTACGACGCCAACACCGCCAACCGCATCGTCGGGAGCGACGCTGCTGTGCAGCCTGATGTGCCCCTGCCCCCTGAGACTGTCGACGAGACCGTCGCCACCGAGCTGGCGGATCCGGCCAACACCCTGCTGGAGAAGATCGACCCAGAGATCAGGGCCGACATTGAGGCTGGCAACCTGACGCCAGAGTCGGAAGGCATGACCCGGGTCGCGGTCGAGGCCGTGATTTCTGGCCGACAGTCGCCTGGCTTTGCCGCCAAGTTTGCATCGACCGTGCGTGGCGTCGACGCAGGCCGTATGAACCAGGAGATGATCCTGCAGGCCTATCGGGCAGCACTGCTGTGGTCGCCCAAGACCTGGCTCAAGATGCTCGGCGGCTCTGCCTACCGTGCCGCGACACTGCCCCTGGCGCAGGCCATTCCGGCACTGGCCAATGCAGGCGTCCAGGCCACCAGCGGCAACCACAAGGCTGCATACCAGTCACTGCGTCGCGCTGGCTTGGACATGCAGATGTACATGAAGTACGCCAGCAACCTGTCCAATGCTTGGCGCCTGGTCGGCGAGTCCTTCAAGGTTGGAGAGAACCTCGGCAACCTGGGCGCCAGCTCGATGGAGTTGGCGCAGAGGGGGCTGGACGAGGTGGAGCAGCTGCGCCTGGACGGCAGCGAGTTCGCCGAAACCCATGATGTTCGCAACACCATGGACAACCCCTGGTATCTGAACCCAGAGACCAAGGGCATGGAAGCCATTGCCACCCGCTTCATCTGGCGGGCACTCAACGTGTCTGGCCGGGTGTCCGGCTCGCTCGACACCTTCTTCGCTTCCATTGTTGGGCCCAGCACAGAGTGGGCGCGACGGATGGACATCGAACTGGAGAAGGCAGAAGGCCGCGGCATGACCGGCGATGCTGCATGGAACGAGGCGTCCAAGGTCGTGGACGAACAGATCGAGGCGTCGTGGCGGGACGTGATCATCAACGGCAAGGCCATCAAGGATGGTGCGCTGACTGGTATCCATGCCAAGACGGCCATGGACTGGATCAACTTCACCGATGACCTGGACGTCAACTTCCAGCCCCGCACCTACGAGTACGGCGTGCGGAAGGCCAAGCAGGAAGGCGTGACCGACGTCGCCCAGATCAACGCCAAGGCCATCGAGTGGATGAATGGCGAGCCAGACAAGTGGACCAAGGCAGGCATGGGCATGGCCAAGACGGTCAGCCTTGCGCCCAAGCTGTATCAGGACGCTGTGTCCAGGGTGCCTGTACTGGGCATGATCCAAGCCTTCAACCGTGGCCCGACCAACATCGTCAAGGCAGCCATGCGGGCCAGCGGTTTTGCTGCTCCCTTTGTCGACACCTTCTGGCGTGACATCAATAGCGAGGACGTCTTCACCCGTGAGCGGGCGATGGGCGAGATCGCCATTGGCTACATGACCGTGACTGCTGCCGTGATGATGGCGACCAGCGGCTACGTCGAGCTGTCAGGCGTCGGTTCGTACAACAGCAGGGTCCGGGAGAAGATGCGCAACGAGGGGGTCCAGCCCTTCTCGATCCGCTTCAAGAACCCAGCCACTGGTGAGTTCAGCCGCTGGTGGGACCTGCAAGCGTTCGACACCGTCAGCAACATCTTCGCGGCAGTGGGCACCTACATGAGTCTGGCCAACTCCATGCCCGTCGAGGACCGGGAGGCACTGGCCGGCAGCTTGGCACTGACGGCAGCAGAAGCTGTCCGGGTGGTTGGCGTCAGCCAGTTCACCAAGGACATGTACTCCGGCATCGGCGAGATCTTCGGGGCTGTCACCGACGCTGTCGATAAGAGCTTTGTCCCTGAGCAGAACAAGATCAATCCGTTCTCGGCAATGATCCAGCAGCGGCTGTCCGGCTTTTTGCCTGCCATCTTCCGCAACGTCAGGAAGGGCGCTGATCCCTTCGAGCGCGTGATCCAACAGTCCAGCCTGCCGATGGGCTTCGGCTTCTTCCATGAACTGGCCCAGCGCTACGCCAACCAGATCCCTGGCCTGTCGTCTCAACTGGAACCACGACTGCACCCGCTGACCGGGATGCCGATCACGGTCGACCAGGTATGGGGCACGCAGTTCATCCCACCTGATCAACCTTGGCTCAAAGGCCTCGTGCAGGGCTTCAGCCCCACGGCCATCAGTCCCACCCGCATGGGGTCGACGGACCCTGTTGACAACGAACTGGCCAAGTTGTCGGGCCGCGGCACGTCGTTCCTGGTCTGGAGCGCCAATGAGTTCAAGGTGCCCAACTTCAAGCTGTCATACGAGCAGCTCAACAAGCTGGCCACGATCACCAGCCAGTACATCCCGCCCGGTCGTCAGGCCACGATGCACGGATCCCTGACCGCGTTGTTTGCACCTGGCTCGCCCTACTGGGAGCTGCCCGTCCCCGAACCCAGCCGGGCCACCGAAAGCGCCAGGGCCGTTCAGGTCAACCGAGAGATCAACTACTACAAGCCATTCATCATGAAAGAGTTTCTTGCCACTGAGCCTGGCCTTGCGAGGATGGTCGAGGAAATCGAGTCGACTCGCATCCGCAACCAGGTCGATGCCGCCCTTGGCGTCCGCCCCTTTGTTGAGAGCTTCCGCTGATGGCCTACTCCTACAACGTCTACACGGGTAACGGGTCAACGACTCAGTTCGCCATTGGCTTTCCGTACATCCGCAAGGAGCACGTCAAGGTCTACGTCAACTACGTCGACACGGCCTACACCTACGTCAACGACACCACGGTGCAGGTCACTCCTGCGCCAGGCGCAGGCCTTCGAGTGGAGGTGCGTCGCATCACGCCGGCCGCTTCGTTGCTGGTTGATTTCACGGATGGGTCAACGCTGGTCGCGGCCGACCTGGATGCCAGCAACCTGCAGCACCTGTACCTGGAGCAGGAGCTGGATGACAACCAGAAGGCTGGCGTCTTTGTCGACCCGGCCACTGGTCTGATCAGTGCAGGCGGGCGTCGTATCACCAGCGTCGCTGATCCCACTCAGCCGCAGGATGCAGCCACCAAGAACTACGTCGACGTTCAGGATGCGCTGAAGGTATCTAAGGCAGGCGACTCCATGACTGGAGCCCTGGCCATGGGCAATAACAAGGTCACGGGCCTGGGCACCCCGACCACGTCGACTGATGCAGCGACCAAGGGTTACGTCGACACCGGCGATGCCCTCAAGGTTGCCAAGGCGGGCGACACCATGAGTGGCCCGTTGGCCATGGG